TGATAACTTGTCCAGGTTTAATATTAGCGCTGTAATGCCCGTATCCAATCGTTAAATTTTCTTCTGACTTATGCGCTCTATATGCTACTAATCGAACACCCTCGAATTTTTTAATTAAGTTAATTCCATTTTGAGAAGTTTTCATAATATCACCCCTTAAATAGTAAACTTACAGCCCCAACAACTAAAGCGCCTATAATCGCTGTACCTGCCCAAAATATGATTTTATCAATCTTATCAATTCTATGATGTGCGCTTTTAACAGAAGCTAAAGCCTCATTTGCTACATCTTTAACGTTTCCCATAGCATCAATTTTCGTTTCTAGCCTCGTTAACTGAATAATAATATCAATCTCTCTAATTTCATTGCTGTTGCTCACCTTTTAGCCCCCTTTTTTAAAATGTTGTCACCCCAATATGTTTCTCTAATTTCCATTATAAACCATAGATAAATAGATAGATATTAAAGTATTTTTCCGATAACAACATTTTGAAGGATCATTACTCTGTCATTTGCTACAGGTGTATAAGAGGCTAAATACGGGTATGTTTTCGTACCTGCTGTGTCTTGTCCATCAAATTTTATTTTCGGTCTACCACTTGTATAAGCTGAATCAATATAACCAAAACGTAAACTGATTTCTTTTCCTGGCGGTTGCTCCATTAATGATAAAAAGTCGTTTGCGTTCATTAGATCGTCACAACCTTTCTAACAACATGGTGCATTTTTGCCCCTGTTTCCAGGTCAAAACTCCATTCAGTTTCTATATACTTGTCATTTATCCCTAGTTTACTATACTCGATTTTTAAAAGGTCCTGGTAATCGTGCATAGGCATAATAGCCGTATCAAATTCCAAATACCCGTAAATTTGACTAGCTTCATTCGCAATTCTTAAAGTATATGAATCTAAACTCTGTTGATCCGCTATGTTGTCAATTTCTCGGTAATCGGTAATTGTTCTCCCTCTGCTTACGGTACTTGTAATACTAGAGGCGTTCGAATTAGTGTATACACTTTTTAATGGTGCTGTTTCTGCATTTGTCGCAACAACCACCCAATTATTAGGAATGTGGAATAAATCTAAACTTTCGGTCATTCCTTTGTATGTTACGCTTAATGAATCATCTGCATAAGTATATTCAATTCCTCTGCTACTTGGCGCAATGTAAGAGTTAGTTACAAAGTTCCCGTATACATCTACACGAATAGGTGTGAAGTTAATTTGATTAATTAACGAATTAATCACGCTTAATTTACTTGTTCCAGGATCAAACGCCATTGTAATAGGTAAAGTTTTCGTTGTGTCCTCGATGATATATTGCGTTATTCCTGCTGTTGCTAGTAAATCAATGATAGCCTGTTTATAATTCGTTCCTGCGTTAATTGTGTAGGTGCTTTGTAATTTATCATCAATGAGTATCAAAAGCCCGTCATAGGCCTCTATATCCCTTTTAACAGCGTTTTCCTCGTCCATTCTCTTTGGGGTTGCTAATAAAAACACTCCTAAAGGAAAATCAATCCACGAATTATAATTAATCGCTTCAAACGCTTGTATTTCTAGCCAATGGTTTGATGTATTCACATCACTTCCAAATAAAGAATCTTTTATATAACGGACTTTTAAAGGTTTAAAGTTATGAGTTTTTCCGTTAGATGTTTCTGCATATAATCCGTTAATTGTGCTATCGAATATCGTTGTCCAATTAACACCATCCTCAGAAACTTCTAATTTTGATGTGTAAAGTCTTGGGCTACTATAATAATGCCAAATTTTCAATTGAGTAATATTGTAAACCGCTCCTAAATCGACTTTAACATATTGATAAGTATTACCTGGCGGTCTACTTATCCCTAAATATTCATTTAAATTATTTGTTATTCCGTTTGTTACTATTGTTAAATCATTATGAGGCGCTGTGTTCAATTCTCCTGGTAAAGCTCCTGTTGTAACAGTTTTACCCAATGCTACATTCGTTGTAGAAACATCATATTTTAAAGGCATTTTCAAAGACATAACAGGTTGTATACGATCACTTAAAAAATTAATGCTCCCATCGTCTACAATACTAAATGTAGCCGTCCGCTTAATGTCATTAAAAGAGGCGTATTTAACGCCCCCCTTTATAACATTCGTTAAAGTACCCTTAGTTATATTGTTTTTATCAAGTAATTTATAGGTAAATTTAACGTTTCTAGCTCCATACTTACCATGTAACGCATCTTTTATTTCTTGGTCTGTATAACCATTTCTAGCCAACGCTAACATAATTAAACCCCCTCATTATACTCAACTTGTGTTGGGTTTAAGGTAATTTCCCAATGTGTCGCTAATTCATTAATTCCAATTCCTTCAAGAGTAACAAAGGCTTTTCTTCCTTTTGTATCTCTTAATAAAATAGTTTCTTGAGCATCTAAAATACTTTCTAGTGTATCTAGCTCCGATTGAGTTTTAATAACGTATGAATAGCTGTAACCATTCTCTTTCTGTTCTCCGAACTCAGCAACCGCATATTTACGCCCTGCGAATTGCATTAAAGCCCGCTCAACTTTCCTATTTTCGCTTAATTTTGTTCCTAGTGTTAAAGTGACATACTTTGTATTATCGCTTAATAGGGCTAATTGTGTGAGGCTCACGCCTGCGCTGTCGGTAATCGTTGCGCTTTGGCTTACTGTTCCGTTTGAACCGTTCGCAATAACATAATAACTAATTGTTGTATTCGGTTTAACTGTGTAATCGGTGTACGATCCGTTAATCCCTTTTTTAATACAAACAAACGCCCCTGTACCTTCTTGACGGTATAAGTCGCAACCTGTAACTGTAGGTTGTGAGCCTGTCGGTGTAGGGTTATTAATCGTTATCGCAATTGAACCCCGTATATTATCTTCAATGCTTGTTAAAGTAGGAATTGCGGGCGGTGTATATGAAACAGTAATATCATTACTCGCAAAATCTGACCATAACCCACTAGAAATAGTTTTAATTGCGACTTTTACTTTATACGATGTGCTGTTACTTAAATTCGTTGTAACTGTTACCGCTTTATTTCCACTTGTTTTTATTTCTTCGAATATCGTTGTATTTCCTGTGCTGTCTGTTACTTTTACCCAATAATCACTTTGAGTAGGTGCGCTCCATTGAACTACAGGATTAGCAATTGCTACTGTAGCGCCGTTTGTTGGGCTTGTTATTGTCGGCGTTGTTGGTTTATCTGCGCTTGTAAAAGTTGCTATCGCTGAGTATGGACCACTTAGCCCCGCTTGGTCATATGTTCTAACCTGGTATTCTATTGTTCCTGTGGGGAACGTTAAAGCAGGCGCATCATAATATTGGTTAACGGTTGTTTGCGTTACTGTTGTCCAACTTCCACCCTGTAAGCGCCATTGTAAATCAAATTTACTTTGTGTATCGGCGTTAGGATCATTATGTTGCCATGAAATACGCTGTATTTGTGCCCTGTCAATTACTGTACCGCTAGGGCTTAAATTCGTCGGCGCTGTTGGCGCTTGGTTGTGTTGTATTGTAAATACGCCGTTTGATTGGTCATAAGCTCCGTATGATGTTCCGTCATACGCTCGAATACGAATTAAACATGTACTAGATTGTGCCTCATTAATAAAATCATAAGTATAAGAAGTTGCCCCTGCGCTTGTTAATGCAACAATATCTTTCCAATTTGAGCCGTTATCTGTACTTAATTGAATATGATATTGCAACGATATAGATGTATATTTAATTTCACAAGACATTGTTTTTGTATCATCTTTAGTCCAATTCGTTCCGTCTGTTGTGGTTAATAAACCGCCGTTCGTTTTTCCTGTTGAACCATAATAAAAGAATTGGGTAGAAATATTTAAAATTAAAGCATATTGATTTCCGTTTGCAACCGCTAAATTAGGTGTTACAAGAACATCGGTTTTTTTGATATTAGTATCAAATGTTGTTGTGACATTTGAACTCCATAAATTACTCCCTGTTGGTTTCCCTGTTCCGTCAACCGCTTTAATACTTGCTGTAAAAGTTAATGAACCGCTCCCACTACTTGCGCTGAGTGTTGCCGTTATTTGGTTTATTGTACTTCCTTTAGCTGTAAATACTTGCGCTACTGAAAACGTACCGCCTGCGCCACCTTGTCCTAAATAAGTTGAACCCGCATCTACAATTTGCGTATTGTCTGAATCAGTTGCACCATTCCAAGTTACGTTATAACTACTATTTAACGTTTCCCCTCCGTTTGGTGCTGTTACTGTTGGCGCTGTTGGTGGCTGATTGTAAATTACTGATAAATTAGGTCTTTGTGAGGCGTTCCCAACTTCTGATGAATAAAACTCTTTATAAGTATTTTGTGTTGCCTCGTTGCTGTGTTTAATCATTATTCCGTTGTTAGGGAATGTGTTATTTATCCACCCTGTAACTAATGAAGAAAAATCTGTAGTTGTATAATACGCATTCGCTACACTTGCGGTTAACGTTGCGTAAACTGTAGCGTCAAAAGTCGGTTGTGTGTTCCAAGTTATCCCTGTTTCTGTCCAAGTTCCTGTTACTTTATGAATATTCATAATCTGACTTGTAGAATCAGCACCCGCACCACTATAAAGTGTTAAATTAGCACCTAGCACGCTTGCTCCTGCGGGAATTGCTGATAAATTAAATTGAAAATAACCCCTTGTCGGCGCTCCTAACGAATTAGGATACCCAATATCTAAAAGTACCCCTGTCCCGTAATTAGTTGTTGGGTTTCCTCCGCTAACATAACTATCTATTCCCGCCGTTCCATCGGGCTGAATACTTACCGTTGGATCAATATAAATCGGATAAGAAAGACCTGTAACATCTGCTTGTAAATCAATAAATGTTTGTTCTCCAACTCGTCTAATCGTTTGTATTACATCTCGTTTTGTTCCTTCTGCATCCTCAAGCCATGCGGGTTGTAATGCTAATGTGCCCGCTGTTAAATCGTCTTCAAGTGTTCCGTTTACCTCAAAAGAAAAATTAAAAGGCGCTCTATCCGTTTTTAAAACAATCGTTTCTTTAATCCCTTTGTCCGTTAACTCTAGGCAAACATCCGCATCGTTCCAAGCATCTTGGTAATGAATACAATTTCCTCGTTCTTCGTCAACGTAACCTTTAGACGGACTAGCGCCTACGGGTTTGAAATGTAATTTATTATCACCATGCCCTATTTTGTACCCTCGTTTAAAATTGCGTGGTAATTTTGCAAGGAATGGCACTTTTAAGCCTTGAAAATCGTAAGCATCTCTATTTAATTTATTTGCCTTTTTATCGGCTCTTGAGCGTGTTTGTGCATCGTTTAATAAATCTCTACCATGTTTTTCTATCGGCCCGTCATAGTCAAATAAGTCGGCCTCGTCATATAAATTTGTATCTATGTTGTGTAAATTACCTTCATAATCCTCAAAATGTATCTGTCCTTGGTGAATTTCTGTTGTGTATGATCCGTCAAAATTAATCCATGTTTTAGAGTTGAGGGAACGCTTATTCAGCATTTCCCCCACTTTAAAATTGTTAGTAGGCATATGTTACCCCCTAGCTCGTTTTGTTTGCTGTAATGTGTTAAATAGGTCTGTAATGTTTTTAACTTCTTGTAGATCACTTGCGTTAATTGAAACATTCCATACATGATTATCTGAACTTGTTGATGTTCCTTGTCCATGTACTGTAGATATTGCAGGTAAAGTAACTAAATCAGTTAATAACCCTCGTACATTCGGGATGGCTTTATTGATACTGTCGGTAATTGGTCCACCAAAGTCTAATTTATCTAAGTCGCTTAATGGTCCTGTTTTAGCAGGTGAGAACGGTAAAAAGTCCCTTGCTTTCTTTGCTAGTTCCTTCATTCCGTCTAGTACAGCGCCCATAGAATTCTTAATACCCTTCGCCATCATTTCAACTAAGCCTTTTCCTGCATCAAAGAAAGTTTTTCCAAGGCCTTTAATGAAATTAACAATTGTATTAAAATTATCTTCAAAAATTCCTTTAATTGCGTTTAATGCGCCTTTAAAATCTCCATGGAAAATGGCAACCCAAAATTTAATTAAACCGCCAATTGTATTTAACACAACGTCAATTATCGTTTTGATTGCTTGGAAAACAACAGAAACAGTAGTTTTTAATAAGGTAAACGCAACCATGAATATAGTTTTAATATATTCTAAGTTCACCATGAAGATAGTTTTTATCAATGTCCACGCAATAGATAATATTTTCATAACATCATCGCCGTATAATTGCCAAAATGCCTTTAAACGGGTTAATACGGATGTAACATAGGTGCTTATTGCATCAATAGCGGGCTTTATTCCGTTGTTATAGATGTAATTCCATACCGCAATTGTAGCTGTTTTAATGGCCTCCCATGCACCAATAACAGCGCCTTTAAACCAATCTGTCTTTGTCCATAGCGCCCATACAGCAACGCCTAACGCAACCAAAGCCCCTGCAACTAGTAAAACAGTTCCCATAATTGCGCCTAACCCTATGACACCTGGACCAATCATCATCCATAAAGCGCCAAATGAAGCTGTTAACCCGTTTACTAAGCCAATTCCAATTGCTAAAGGTGATAGAATTAAGATCAAGATAGGAATAAGCATTAAAAACCCTTGAATAACTTTTGCTAGTATTGGATGTGCGCTATTAAAATTGGATACCATTACAGCAACTTTCGTTATTAAGTTTGCAATTGCCATTACTACCTGGCCGAAAATTTCAACCATCGGACGGAAAGCCAAACTAATAGAAGCACCCATTTCCTGTAATGAACCTTTAAACCCTGGTACATTCTCAGAAGCTGACTTTGCTAATCCTGCAAACATTAAACCAACCGCAAGGCCTCCCGCCATAGCGACCATAGGCATTCGCATTAAACCGCCGTTAATTAACATTGTCATATCATTTAATGCTTTCATATTTGCGGTAGGTCCTAACATTTTTAAAGCTAATACAGCAGGTTGCCCCTGGTGCGCCATTCTTTCTAAATTACCTGTAATGGCTAAGAAACTGTTATTTACTTTGTATAAAGGGTTATTCATACGATCAAAATTTTGTGCTATTTTCTCGCTTTGTGTACTTCTTGCAAGCATTGTAGCAATACCTTGTATAAACCCAAGTTTCATAGCCTCGTTTTGTTTCATCATATTATCAGTAATCGTTTTTTGTTCTTTTCCTAATTTCTCAAGCCCATGTAAAAAATCGTCATTCGATCCTTTAAAATCTTTCATGCCCTGGGCCATATCCAGGAATTTTAATTGTACCCCCGCCATATCTTCTTTAAAACCGCTCATAGCCGTTTTAGAGGTTGCGTGCCATTCCATCATACGGGCTTTTAATTCTTGGGTTTTTGGGCCAATACTACCAAATGAACTTGTAAAGCCTCCTGCATATCTTCGCATGTCTGCGGTTGCTGTTGCCATTTCCCGTTGCATTTGTCGCATTTCTCTATCGAAGCCCGTTGTATCTGCTCCAATACTAACAAATAAATCAGCTAACGTTTGACTTGCCATTCACTCACCCCAATTCGTTAAATAAACCGTCTAAGTATTCTTTTTGTTTTTCCTCAGATATTTTTGGTTTATCATCTTTTAATTTAATTAATTTATCAACACTCATTTTTTCTTTCACATGAGGTTGCATGATCCATACAGCTAATTGGGCCGTTCGCTCCCACTCTAATTTATTTCTTAATTTATATCCTTCGACTAGCTCGTTAAATTCCGCTAGTGTTAATCTCCAAAATTGTTGGGGCATTAAACAAAGAGGGCCGAACGCAATACGCTTCAAGCCCTCCCAATCAATGCCCCTATTTAGTTTTTTCCTTCTTCTTCCTCGGAATCAGAATTTAAAATACCCTCTAAAGGATCAACTTCCTTTGAATCGTCATTCTTACCCATTAAACCGCTATTTTGCATAGCTTTTAAAACAGGCTTGAATAAATCTTGCATAGATTCACCATTTTCTAGCTTTTCTTGAACGATAACACCCGCTTGTGGAATTGTTAAACCTTTCATAGTCCACTTTAAGCCCGCCCAATACATAGCTCTTAAAGTTGAGAAACCAACTTTTTGCTCGCTCATAATTTGAGCAAAACCAATACCAAAATATTCTTCTAAATCTGCTGTAGCGTTTAAATCAAATTTAATGAATTTCTTTACGCCTCTTATCTCAATTTCTGCAAAACCTCTATTTGCTGACATTTGAAAACCCTCCAAAATTTTATATATTTATAGAATTATAGTTTCGATAAAGCTCCGCAACCTTTTAATTTAAATTCATAAGTTACTAAATCATCATGCGGTGCATCAATTGGGAAATCTGTAATCATTGCTTTTCCTTCGTATTTGCTCCCGCCTGCTGTTTTCATGTGTACTTTAATTTTTTGTTTACCCATGAACGCATTTTCAAGCGCTAAATAACCTGCATCACCTTCTGTTAATAGGCCGTCTGATTCAATGCCCCAATTAAGGTTGCCATAGTCTGAATCTTCCCAACCGCTACCATCTTTAGAAGTAAGGTCTAAATCATCTGCGCCTCTTGTTAATTTACCGCCTCTTTGGCCTGCTACTTTCGTCCAAATTGGTGAAACATCTGTACCTGTATTTACTTCAATAATAAAGTCAACGCCTCTAGCCATATCATAAAACCTCCTTTAAATGAAAATTAGTATTTAGCAACTGAAATTGGAACAACTGTTACGCTAGTAACCGCTGAATATGTTAACTGTACTTGTCCGTTTTGATCATTGAATTTAGAAGGATCAAAGAACCCAATAACCATATCGCCTGTTGTTGCGGGTACTGTTACTGTTTGGTTAACTTTTGTTTTGTGGTTTGAAAAAGATTGTGTAACGATTGTTAATGTGACAGGTGAACCGCCTGCATTTTTGATTCTTAAAATTGTTTGACCATCATTGACGAATGAGTCCCCGCCTGCGTTTGCACTAACAAAAGTCGGCGTTAATCCGCTTGAATCTACGTTATTAACTGTTA